AGCCTGTCTTTGTTGTTCTTGATTCTCTTGGTATGCTTTCTACAGAGAAAGAAATGAATGATACCGCAGAAGGAAAGGGAACCCGTGATATGACTCGTGCCCAAGTCATCAAGGCGACTTTCCGTGTACTTACTCTTAAGATGGGTAAAGCAGGTATTCCTCTTGTTCTAACAAATCACACTTACGATGTTGTTGGTGCTTATGTTCCCATGAAGGAAATGGGTGGTGGTTCTGGACTTAAGTATGCTGCTTCTACAATTGTCTATCTTTCGAAGAAGAAGGACAAGGACGGAACAGACATCATTGGTAATATTATCAAGTGTAAATTGTTCAAGGGTAGATTCACAAAAGAAAACAAGATTGTTGAAGTTCAATTGAACTATGATACTGGACTAAATCCCTATTATGGATTGGTTCCGATTGCCGTAAAGTATGACATTTTCAAGAAGGTTTCAACTCGGATTGAGTTGCCTGATGGTAAGACCGCTTTCGAAAAGTCAATCAACAACGATCCAGAAAAGTATTTCACTCCTGAAGTTATGGAAAGACTTGAGGATGCAGTTGCAAAGGAATTCAAATACGGTAGCGACAACGAGGAGGTAGAAGATGTCGAAACCCAAGAATGATCCCGACAAGACACCTCCGCCTCCACCAATATGGCCTCTGAATAAAAAACAACAATCAGAGGGGATAGGGGACACAGTATCAAAATTTATAAAGATGATTTCCGGTGGTAAAATAAAAGAGTGCGACAAGTGCAAGAAAAGAAAAGAAAAACTAAACCAAGTTTTACCCTATAATAAGGAAAATGATGAAGTACAGGACGATTGAAGGACAAACTGAAGGTAACATTAGAATTCTAGATGAGAGATTTAATGGTGTTGCGATTTCCATTGGTAAGGTTGCAATTGTTCCGGTAGAAGATTCTGATCAGGCAACACTTAAATATAACTATGATATTTTGGAAAATCCAAACGACATTAAATTGAATGAAGAATTTGAATCTATGCTAGGCGATATTGTTATTGAAATTTTAGAAAGTAAATTAGAAGAAGATCCAAAATCTTTGAGGTTCAACGACAGTGCAGATTGAAAAAATTATATTACATTCTATTTCTTGTGATGAACAGGTTTCGAGAGGTGTTGTTCCTTTTCTAAAGAGTGAGTATTTTCAAGATCCAACCGATAAGGTGGTGTATGAGAATATTAATAATTACATTCAGGAATATAATTCCCTACCATCCAAAGAGGCAATGTCTATCGCTATCTCTAAATTACCTCAGAGTGATGATCAAGAGAAAAAGTGTCAAGAACTGGTGGATGAAGTTTTCTCTTTAGAAAGTGACTATGATAACGAATGGGTAATGAAGGAGTCTGAAAACTTCTGTAAAGATAAAGCAGTTTATAATGCCATTCTAGAATCTATTCATATCATTGAAGGTAAAAGTCAAACCCAATCAGACAATGCTATTCCGGGAATTCTTTCTGATGCACTGTCGGTTGGATTTGATACTCACATCGGACACGATTATATTGAAGATGCAGATGAACGCTATGAGTTTTATCATAAGAAAGAAGATAGAATCCCGTTTGATTTGGAAATGTTCAACAACATTACCAACGGAGGTACACCTACCAAAACACTGAACATTGTTATGGCAGGAACGGGTGTTGGTAAGTCTATGTTTATGTGTCATCATGCTGCTGCTTGTCTTGCACAAAACCTTAAAGTTTTGTATATTACTTGCGAGATGGCAGAAGAAAGAATTGCGGAGCGAATTGATGCTAATTTGATGGACATTACTATGGACGACCTTCGTTCTGTGTCTAAAGAGGTGTATGATAAGAAACTGCAAAATGCAACTATGGGATTCAACGGTAAACTGATCGTGAAGGAATACCCCACTGCGACTGCAAACGTAAACCACTTCAGACATCTTCTTGATGAACTCAAGTTGAAGAAAAAGTTTGAACCGGATATTGTTTTTATTGATTACCTAAACATTTGTGCCGCTGCTAGATTTAAGAATGCTGCTAACGTAAACTCATACATGTATGTCAAGGCTATTGCAGAAGAACTGCGAGGACTTGCAATTGAGAAAAAACTTCCTATCTGGTCTGCAACACAAACAAACAGACAGGGTTTTGCGAATACAGATGTTGGGTTGGAAGAAGTTTCTGAATCCTTCGGTCTTCCCCAGACAGCAGACTTTATGTTTGCGTTGATTGGAACAGAAGAACTGGATGAGCAGGGACAACTCATGGTTAAGCAACTAAAGAACAGATATAATGATCTAGGAACAAACCGAAAATTTGTGGTTGGTGTTGAAAAGGCAAAAATGAAATTCAGTGATGTCGCTTTGAGTGAAAATATCAACCTAATAGGAACAGGAAATGCTTCTGATCTTGGATTGTCTGAATCACAAGCATCAAAGTATTCTGAAAAATTCAACGAATGGCAAATGTAAGATGAGTGCCTACATAGATCAAACATATATAAATAGAGTTTCTCCTATGCTGGAGAGGTTCGCGTGGAAAAAATCAAATCTTGCTAACTGTAGATGTCCAATATGCGGAGACTCTCAGAAAAACAAATCTAAAGCAAGAGGATTCTTTTATCAAAAAGCAAATTCATATTTCTATAAATGCCATAATTGCAATCACAGTTGCAACCTATATAATTTTTTAAATCATGTTTCGTCCCAGTTAGCCAAAGAATATTCCCTCGAAAGATGGAAATCTGGAAAAGACAAAAACAAAACTCCACTGAAAGAGAATAACATGTTTAAAAATCTAGGCAAGAAACCAGAGTTTAAAACTAAAGATAAAATTCTAAATCATGTAGAGTGTATCATAGATTTACCTGAAACGCATAATGCCGTCAAGTTTGTTAACATGAGAGCGATTCCAAAACAACACTGGAGGTATCTCTACTATTCTAGTGATTTCGGTTCCTTTATGAAAATATTAGATCCGGGAACAAATCAAATGGTGGGTAAAGAAGAAAGACTTGTAATACCCTTCTTCAATAAAGATGGAGATGTTGTTGCGGCTCAAGGAAGATCAATTAATTTTAAAGACGAGAGTAATGCAAGATATACTGCAAAATATATCACAGTAAAGCACGACAAAAGCATTGATCGTCTTTGGTATGGAATGTGGAGAGCAAATCCAGCAAAAAGAATCTATGTTGTAGAAGGACCTATTGATAGCATGTTCTTGCAAAATTCTGTTGCAATGGTTGGAGCAGGAGCATTGGAAATATTACCCAAAAGATTTAAAGACAGTTCTATGACATTTGTTTTAGACAACGAACCAAGAAACCCTCAGATTTGTTTGTATATAGAAAAACTTATCAACATGGGTAAGCAGGTGTGTATTTGGCCTGAACAAGTTGCAGAAAAAGATATAAATGATTTAGCGTATAGAATGTCTACTCGTAAGATTCAAAAGATGATTGACGAAAATACATTCAGTGGACTCGAAGCAAAACTTCGATTTAAAGAATGGAAGAAAGTATGAAAGTATTAGACGCAGGACATGTTGAATTGGTAGACTCTATGGGCTCTGATCTCATGGTTTGTAATGCAGCAAGAGTTTCGTTTTCAAAGGACACAGAATGGGACACAGACGAGGAAGCAATTTCTAGATTAAAAAAATCTGGTTCTAGTTACCACGAAGAAGATGTCCGTAAACTTTCCGAGAGAGATACTAAATTAATTCGCTATCTCGCAAAGCACAACCACTGGACACCATTTGCTCACCCACAAATTACTCTACGAATCAAAGCACCAATTTCGATTCGGACTCAGTTCTTCAAGCACAAGCAAGGATTTGTCGAGAATGAAATAAGCAGACGTTACGTTTCGTTTGAACCTGAGTTTTATTTTCCAAAATGGAGAGGTAAACCAAAGGACAATGCAAAACAGGGAAGTGGTGACTTTATTGCGATCGAGGGTGATACTATTAAGAATCATAGCAATGCAGTCAAATTGTGTATGTATACATACAATGAACTTCTTCGCAATGGAGTTGCACCAGAACAAGCAAGATTTATATTACCTCAAGCGATGTATACTGAGTGGTATTGGACAGGTTCCCTTGCTGCTTACGCAAGATTTTACAAGCAAAGAATTGATGAACATGCACAGTGGGAAATTAGACAATATGCTTCTGCAATAGGAGAAATAATTCGTCCTCTCTTTCCAATTTCATGGCAAGAACTTGCATAAATAAAAAAACAGATATTAGTTATAAAGAAGGATTGTGATATATGACATTACCAACACCATTTCAAGATTTTATTCATCTGAGCCGATACTCCAGATGGACAGACGAAAAAGGCAGAAGAGAAACTTGGGAAGAAACCGTTTCTCGTTACTTTGATTTTTTTGTAGATCATCTAGAAGAAAACCAAAACTATAAAGTTTCCAAGAAGGAAAAAGAAGAATTGCAAAGCGCCATTGTCGCTCTTGATGTTATGCCTTCAATGAGAGCATTAATGACTGCTGGAGAAGCACTCAAGAGAGATCATGTTGCAGGATATAATTGTGCTTACGTGAGTGCAGGTAGAGTTCGTTCTTTCGATGAAATTCTTTATATTCTTATGTGTGGTACTGGTGTTGGTTTTAGTGTCGAGAGAGATTTCCTAGACAAACTCGCAACGATTGCAGAGGAGTTTGAAGTAAGTGATACTACCATTGTTGTACAAGATAGTAAACTGGGTTGGGCGAAAGCCTACAAGGAACTTACATCGCTACTCATTGGAGGTCAAGTACCACAATGGGATCTCTCGAAGATTAGACCTGCGGGGGAGAGACTTAAAACTTTCGGAGGTCGTTCTTCTGGACCAAAGCCGTTGGATGATTTGTTTAGATTCACGGTGGATACCTATAAGAAGGCTACTGGAAGAAAACTCACTTCAATCGAATGTCACGATATCATATGCAAGATTGCTGAAATTGTCGTGGTGGGGGGAGTCAGAAGAAGTGCCCTTATTTCCCTCTCGTCGCTCACGGACGAAAGAATGCGAGAAGCAAAGACGGGACAATGGTGGCACGAAAACCCACAAAGAGCATTGTCGAACAACTCGGTAGCGTACAAAGAAAAACCAGAAATGGGTACGTTCATGGATGAGTGGGTTTCTCTATATAAGAGCAAGTCTGGTGAACGTGGTATATTCAACCGATCTGCTGCAAAGAAAACAGTTGAAAAACTTGGTGATCGGCGAGATCCAAATTATAACTTTGGTTGTAATCCTTGCTCAGAAATTCTTCTTCGAGATAGAGAATTTTGCAATCTTACCGAAGTGGTTGTTCGTAAGGGAGATACAATTAAAACTCTAAAGGAGAAGGTTAGACTTGCCACCATCCTCGGAACATGGCAATCTACACTTACAAATTTCCGTTATCTTTCAAGTGAATGGAAAAACAATTGCGAGGAAGAAAGACTCTTGGGTGTTTCTCTCACAGGAATCATGGACAATGATTTGATGAATGGAAAGAAGGGTGAAAAACTTCTTGTTGAAACTCTCCAGACTCTCAGAGATGTTGCAATCGAAACCAACAAACAACTTGCGAAGAAACTAAAAATCAATCAGTCTGCTGCCATTACTTGTGTAAAGCCAAGTGGTACTGTATCTCAGTTGGTTGATGCTTCTTCTGGTATTCATGCACGGCACAATCCTTATTACATTCGTACTGTCCGTGCGGACATTAAGGATCCTCTGTGTATATTCATGAAAGAAAAAGGTTTCCCCTGCGAACCGGATGTTATGAAACCAGATCACACAATGGTATTCTCGTTTCCGGTAAAAGCACCAGATGGTTGCATTGTACGCACTGATATGACTGCTATTGAGCAACTTGAACATTGGTTACTTTATCAGAAGCATTGGTGTGAACATAAACCAAGCATTACCGTAACTGTAAAGGAACACGAATGGATGTCAGTAGGTTCTTGGGTATATGAACATTTTGATGATGTAAGTGGTGTTTCATTCTTACCCCATTCAGATCACAGTTACAGGCAAGCACCATATCAGGACTGTACAGAGAAAGAATATAATGAACTCTCTGCACTGATGCCAGTTAATGTTGACTGGACAGAACTTTCTAATTATGAAAAGGAAGACAACACAGCAGGATCCCAGACGATGGCTTGTTCTGGAAATTCTTGTGAAATTGTTGACTTAACTAACTAAAACACTTGACATCAATGATAATTGGTGTATAATTAATACTTAACCTGTCTATATAGAAGACAGTTTATGATCGGTGCATTTCGCACCACCCCCTTAGCCGGGTTGACTTAATAAAAGGAGAAAAGTTATGGCTAATAAATCCGAATGTCCCGTCGTTGGTGGGACATGTGAAAAAGATGTCGTTTCTAAGGCACTTAGCAAAGTAGGAATCTGTCGATCAATGCTTAT